CCCCACTCTCTTAAACTTCTTAAAATAACTTCTTGTTCTTTAGTGTTACAAGAAACAAATCCACCTTCACCCATTGTAATATGATGTGCTGGATAAAAACTACAAGAAGCCATCTCACCAAAACTGCCTAATGGTTTTCCATCATAACTAGAACCTAAAGCATCACAACAATCTTCCAAAAGAATCAAATTATATTTGTTAACTAAATCCATCAATTTGTCCATATCTGGCGGATTACCTAAAACATGAGCAAATGTTATTATTTTAATGTCATGTTCTTTTATCAAGTCTTCAGCTTTAGTTAAATCAAGATTTAAAGTATCTAATTCGATATCAAGAAATATAGGTTCAAATCCAACTTGAAGTGTCGGATTTAATGTTGTCGGGAAACCAGCAATAGGCATCAAGACTTTTGTTCCTTTTGGGAAATTATGACCGTTTTTGCTTGTTAGGCTATACATCATTAACAAATTTGAACTAGATCCACTATTTGTTAGAATCCCATGATTTTTACCAAAAAATTTAGGAAATTTATGTTCAAATTTCAAACTATCATTTCCCATCACAAGCCAACCATTTAAAATAGTATTTACGGCAGCAACATATTCATTATGATCAAAAAATGGACCAGCATAATTTACATAATCAATACCAGCTTCCCATTTTTTTGTCAACAAATTATTTTCAGCATAACTTTTTACTGATGCTAAAATTTCACTTAAATCATTATTATTCATAATTTATACTTTCCAATATGCAGTTGAGGTTTCAAGAAATCCAATTTCGTTTCGTTTTTGTGGTTCATCTTCTTCAAGAGGATAAATCCAATGCTCATTAAATAATTTTTCTGGTGATGGATAACAATAATTATAATAATCAGGATTCAACCATCTTCCACCTAAAATACCAAAAAATAACTGTAAAGCACCGCCAGTTTGTATACCAACCTTCCCTCTTTCTCTAGCATGATTTGCATAAAACGGAGATTGTGTTGTAACGCTTGTTAATAATACATCATAATCATATTGATCAATTCTATCTTTCGTTATATTTACTAATTGCTCAAAATCACCACAATCTTTATATTGTCTATCATCAATAGCAGGATGAAATGGCGTACTGATTGCATCAACCAATTCAAAAGGAACTATTTCTTCTACTCTATCGCCCCATATTTTATTAATATTTTTCCATTGATGTAAAATCGTTTTTGCATGGGAAGAAATAATAAGAACCTTTTTCCCTTTGAGATATTTTGTCCAAGGATTTTCTAGTTTTCCAAACTTAGAATACCCCATTATATATCCAGCATCAAAAATATGAAAATCAAAAAATGTGGGTTTATCTGGGAATTGATCTAAAAATTTATTTTCATTTGCTTTAATTTTACCAGAAACATCAACAAACCCTAAAATATTACATTGTTTCATCATTTCTATAGTTTTAGGCATCACAACCTGAAATGAATAATTTAAATCAGTCGGATAAATTCCACTTTCAACTAACGTATAATTATTGTAAAATTCTTCGCTTGGAGATTGTTTTTCGTGTAAACAATCAAGAACATATCCAGCAGTATTATCAATACGCAAAACAGAAAATGGTTCTCCAGATTGTAATCGCTCACCAATCAAATCATTTATTTCATAAAAATCTTTTTGCATATTATTTTAATTTATCCTTTAAAAAATTATATAATGGGTCTAATGTTGGTAAAGTATTAAATAATGGCTCAGAAGAAATAGCCAAAAATAGATTTTTATCATTTTCAATATCTACAACTTTTTTATAAATTTGTTCTAATGAAAGACCTGTAATATCAAGATAACAATCTTTATTAAAATCTATAGTAGCTGCATTAGATCCATAATATAAAGGAATACACCCAGAAATTTTAGCTTGTAATAATTTTTCTGTCACATATCCATCATATATAGAATTCTCAAAACAAATATTCCACCTATAGTTGTACAAAAGTTTAAGTTTATCATCTACAGGATTATTAAACACCCTACCAAATCCATGAACAGGTTTAAATTCGTTTAATTTTGCTGTAGTATCTATTCTATTTTGAACTGGATTACCAATTATTATAGAACAAAATTCTTTTCTATTCCAAATTTCTTTAGAGTCAATCCATTTAGTCAAAGCAATCAATGGAATTTCAGCATGTTGAAAATTTGGTTCGTCCCACCAATTTATATATAGATACCAATGAGGAAGTCTAAAATTTCTTCCTGAATAATCATCAAAATCAAAACTTAACGAATAATCAGCAACAGAATAATTGGGTCTTTCATTTTCGCCAATATATAAAATTTTAATTGCTTTAGAATTTTTATATACTTGATGTTCACTACCAAAACATGAAAAGAAAATAACATCAGCATATTCAGGTGCTGTTATTTTTATTTCTCTGTCAGGAAATGCACCACGCAATAGTAAATTAAACCAATTTGAAGAAGGATCAAATCCTGGCCAAAAATCTAAATATGAAATTTTCATCAATAAATTCCTGTTGCAGTATTATAAATTATTTCAGCAGAATTAGAAACTTGTTGAATATTATATAATTTTCCCAATTCTCTTGGTTTTACCTTAATATTATAAATAGTTTCTTGTAATTTTAAATCACATTTTTGAAACATTTCTTGCATTTCTTTCTCTGCTTTATCTTTCATATATCCTGTTGAAGTAGGATGATTAACTTCGAAAGAATAATCTCTTATGACATATCGACCATCAAGATGACTAAGAGCACAAATAATTAAATCCCAACCCCAACCTAAAATATTTTCTCTCATTAAATGATAATTAGCTTTCATTGCATTAATATAATCTTTATGAATAAACCAACAAGTATTATCAGTTGTTGCAACAAGTTTTAAATTTCCATCTAAATCTGAAACATCAGTTCTTTCTGAAATGTAAAATGTATCGTTAACATTTGGAGCAAATACACCCCAATTATAAGTATTATAACTTTCTCTTGCTGATTTTATAATTGGTTCCCACTCAGAATAAGAAGCATCAGCTTGAATATGCCACAAAACATCATATTTTGAATCATCAAATGCATCTAGAGCAGTTCTAAACTGATCAGAAAAATAACATTCGTTCCCAATATTAATCCAACCCTCTTTTGTATTATCATCATCAGAATTTATTACAACTACATCTAATAACGGAGATAATTGTTCTTGCAATTTGACAGCATTTTCAAACTGACCTTTCCAAGAAAATATATAACATAATATTTTTATTTCGCCCATGGATATTTTCCTTTATATTGACTATCAATTACACTGTTTCCCTGTTCAAAAAAATCTTTTGATACAGAACCCACATTTCCACCTAATCTATAATTTATTGTATATTTACCAGAACATTCATAATTAGGAAAATGTTCATTTAAAATAGAGAAAATAACACGATCTTCACCCCAACCACAATGCCAAAATCTTGATATTTCTACAGCTATATTTCTTGGAATACAATAACAATTAGTATCAACCATGTTAGTATTTGTATAAGCGTTCCATTTCCCCAAACTTTCACAATTATCTTGAAGCAAATAATCGCCATCAGGAGAATATATATTTCTTAAACTATATGCCCATTGGCATCCAGTAGATTCTATTGTATTAATCATATATTCAATATGATTAGGCTCATACCAATTATCTTGATCAAGATAGAAAACATAATCTTTATTTACTAAATGGGAAAATGCAGCATATACTCTTTGTCCATAAAATCCATTTGCGCCAACATTTTCTTGTAAATAAACAACCTGTTTGTTTAAATTTGGATGTTTATCTATAATATTATCAACTTTAGATTTATATTCAGGACCATCAACAACAATTAATGTTGTTACATCTTTATGAGTTTGATTCTCTAAACTTTTTAATGTTTGATCTAAAACAACAGAACCAATTGTTGGAATTATTACAACAGCACTACTCATTTTATCCATTCCATAATTCGTCTCACAACATCATCAGATGTATGACCATCCCAAACGACACCAAATTCCAACTCAGCAATCGGAAGAATTTCCCAAAATTCGTCTACAGGAAGGTGATATGTAACATCACCTGTTGGTAATCTCATACCAGCAATAAACCAACCATCCCAAGATGTACCATCGCTGTGTTTTTTACTCTTCCAAGAAGCTTGTGGGTGAGACTTTAACAATGCAGCAAATAGTGTACATCTATGTGCATATAATTCTGACATTGTATGATAACCATCAGATATATCAATATCTTCACCAACAACTGTATATCGTTTTTCCATATTTTATACCTTGAATCCACTAAATGAGTTTTTATCTATTTTCTTTTTACTTCCAAAAGAAGCAGCATTATATTCAGGTTCAGGAGAACCAGTATCAACTAATCCGTCTTGAGCTGAATCTTCAACATCGTACAACCTCATTTTTGCACGATCAATTCCAACAACAAAACGTTTATTTAAATTTAAATCTCTAAATCTATTTTTTAATTGTTTTACCATCAATTGATTCAATTCTTGAAGTTCTTCAGAGTTAATAATAGACACCATAAAGTCCGCAATATGAGCAATACCGAAACTTTCTGAGATATCGGTCATATCGGTATCACTAGAATTTGCTGCGCCTCTGGTGGTCTGTGTGGCGCTCACAATAGGAACATTAAACTCTTGAGCCAAACCCCTTAATTCCTCACCAATAGCTTTAATATATGTGTAGGAATTAACTGCCCCCGACATCTTCATTCTTGAAGACGCTATGATATTTAAATAATCAACAAATATAACATCAGGGACAAAATTCTTTTTTAATCTTAACTCATTTAAAAGAGTTCTGAAATGTGTCACAGAAGCACAAGATGTTGGATATTCTTTTATAAACAATTTTCCAGAAGTTTTAGATTTTACGAAATTTATTTTTTTCTCATATTGAGCTTTTGTCATATTCATTAAATCGTCCATATAGACATTTAATAAATTTGCATCAATTCTTTTTGCAATTTCTTCTTCTGCCATTTCAGCAGTTATATAAAGAACGTTTTTACCAGATTGATAAAAACTTGTTGCAAAATCACACATCATCAAACTTTTTCCAGAATGTGGAGCAGCTAGAATTATTGATAATGTTTTCTTAGGTAAACCTCCATTTGTTATCTTATTAAACCAATTTAAACTAAATGGAATTTTTTCTTCAGTTCTATGATAGTATTCATATCTCGAATCACTATCATCAACATATTCATGACCAACACTAGAATCAAAAGAAATAGCTAATGCATCAGATAGCAATTTTGGAATAGATCCTTTAGATAAATCAGGATGTTTATTTTCTAAAATTGAAATTGATTCAACAACAGCATTATATACTGCTTTTTCTTGACAAAATGTTTCTGTTTTATCAATCAACCATTCCAATTCAACTGTTTCTGCTTTCGATTCATGAAACTCGTTTAATAATCCAATTGCATCACTATATTCTCCATCAGATAAAGATTTATTTTCTAATTGGATAATTAATGATTCATAAGTTGGCAAATTACCATATTCTCCAATGAAAGAAGTTATTTCATTAAATATTAATTTTTCACTTCTTTCACTAAAATAATCTTGTTTTATAAACGGTAAAACTTTTCGAGAATAATCATCCCAATATTGCAGATTCTTTAGAATCAGTTTGTTCAAGTTCAATAGTATTCTCCGCACTTTTTGCTAAAATTGACATTAAAATATCACCAATTTTAGTTTTAAATTCAATTGTCTGAAACTCTTCTTCAGTGTAACCAGACGAATCAACAATATCATAATTAAAACTCAACATTGCCGGAAGATCTTCATCTGTAACATCATCTTTTGCTTCTGATATTGAAACACGAGAATATGTATAAATTACATCTTCAAAATTACCACTAATAATCTTTATACCAGCAGCACCATTAGCCTCAATGAAAGTATAATCTATTTCCTCTTTATAGTCAAGCATTATTTTCTCCTACCAAATATTAAACCAATATCCAATTCCATGAACCCATGCAACAGGAAATGCAATAGCACCAGCAATCAAAAAACCCCAAGATGCAGTTTTAATACAAACAACAACATGAGTTATCCATGCTGATAATAATACAACAATAAGACAAATTGCAAATATTGCTCCTGTCAATTCAGCACAATTTTTATAATTCTTCATCATCCCCAATTTCTGCAAATGTTTGTTCTATATCTTTATCTGAAGCTAAAATATTTCCATGAGATACTTGATAATTAGATTTAATCCAATCTTGAAAAGTTTTATCTAATAATATTTTATTCCAGAAGTCCTTTGTATCTGTATCTTTAAGGCGATATTTCTTTTCTTCAACCTCGCCTGTCGCAGTATTAACTCGCGAATACCAACCATTAGATGGTTTTACAACATGTCCTGATTCTAGAGCCATATCAATTAAACCTGACCAAGAACTTAAACCGCCTTCATATTTTACAGTAATTGGTATTTTTGATTTTTCACGAACATGTCTTGATTTTTCAACATTTATAATAAAATTATACCCAACAACATCAGTACCTTCTTTTTCTTGTTGTCTGCCCAAGATGTAAATATTATCAGCAGAAAGATAAACACCAGTATTATGTGTGATAACACCATTTTCTAGTACATATTGATGATTATCAGCAACAGTTATATCAAATACGTTTCTTTTACCAACTTTTTCTATATTAACAATTTTCATATTTTTTTCTCTTTACAATTATCATTATGCCAGCGTTTAATATTACCGACCACACTTTCTTTCCCACAATATATGCAAATTTCACGTTTTTGAAATGATGATGTTGTTGCCCAAACATCTTTATCCATAACAGTATCAAATATATTTTTTTCCACTTTTTGTATTTCACCAGTTAAAACATTTTTTACAGTTAATGTTCCTTTATGTGCTTTAGAACATGCCTGTCTATGTGCATTACTTTAGCAATATGTGCATCTTGTTCCATAGATAATGCATCATTATATACATCAAATTCGCCTAAAATAAAAACTTCATAATTACATTTTGATAATGCTTCTAAATACACATTAGAATCACAAGATCCTTCATATAATTTATTATTTTTATCAAATATTTTTCCTTCTTTAATATAACAATTGCTTTTTGACCCAATATATAAATTTGGTAACCTGTTTCTTTTAAATTTAAATAAATATACTATATGCATTATGTTTCCTATAAATAGTTAATTCGACACAGGCATTTATTACTCTGCTGATATCATTTATAAGATTTATAATTTCACAATGTTGTTATATCATCTCCAATACTAAGTTCCTTTGCCGATACAAATTCTGAATTTTTAAGAAATGGGTGTTCATCAGAGCAAATTACAGAGTAACCATCTTCAAATGTAATTTTATAACATTCTGGATTTCCATCTAAAAGTGTCTCTGGGTTCCAACTATGTGTAACAATTTTAGGACCATCTTGAGTTTTAACCAAACATCCAGGTGTAATATCCTCAATAGATTTTGACGATCCATCAAACATTTGAATTTTAGTGCCTGCTACAACACAACCCCCGCTAACGACTGGTTTACTGAACATTTCCTGAGTCATATAGATATGATTTACTGCTACCATAGGAATATCATATTTAACTAGATATGGTGTAATCATACGAAACATAGATTTCATAGATTTTGCACGAGTCATATCAGCAACAGATTTACCATCAATAGCATCATCAGTTTCTTTTTTACTAGCCATATTTCCTAAAGAATCAACAACAAATATTACTTTGTCGCCTCTAGTAATATTTTGAAGGTGATTAATAATATCAAATTTAAACTCTTCCATATTCATAATTGGGGTATGGAGAATTCTATCTTTATCCATACCTAATGAATCAAAATATGCTTCGGGTGTACCAAATTCGCAATCATAAAATACTAATACAGATTCTGGATATTTATCCATATATGCTTTAGCTAAAATCAAACAAAAAAGGCTTTTAAAATGTTTACTAGGACCACAAAATAATGAAAGTCCTGGAGTTAATCCGCCATCCAATCTGCCTGATAATGCAACATTAAACGCAGGAATTGGAGTTGTTATCATATCCTTTTTAGTAAAAAATTTTGATACAGATAAAATAGATGATTCTTTTATCGTTGAATTTTTTTTAAGTTTTTCAAGTAAACTCATAATATTTCCTTTAATTAAGAAAAAAAGTCTTCAATAGAATTGGTTTTTTCAGTTGTCCAATCTAATATTTGAAGGATAGATTTTATTGGTTCTAAAAATGTTTTTTCAAATTGTTTATCATAATCGATATAATTTTCAAGTTTAAATTCTTTTGGAAGTTCAGAGGGAAATCCAATAACAATATCTTTAATTGGGTTTGGCGATTTTAAATATGTATATTTAATTCTATCACCTTCACCAACAATAGGATAAGTATTATCCAACTTTAATTCCCTTAATTTTTTATTGTAAATAATTGCACCTTTTGTATGCAAAGGACACCCAGAATTATACACCGTAGTGGAATTAGAATATTTTTCAATACCATTAACTCCTCTTGGAGATGCAATATCTTCAACAGGAAGAGATTTAAATTCTAATCTAAAATCCTCAATAAAATTTTGTAAATCATCTTCTTTGTTATCAAGAATTAAAGATAAACACGTCTTTAATTTCTCCCTTACAACACCTGGAGTTGAAGATTTTACAACTTCTAAACCCATAACTTTTAATTTTGGAGAAGCATACCTTACCCCTTCATTATCAAGAACATTCAAAAAATAACGTTTTTTAGCAACCCAAATGCCATTACTAGAAATACCCTCTTGTTTAAAAGAAATCATATTTCTATAAGAATTTGTATATGTTTGAAGGTCTAAACAATTATCATTAATAATAGGTGTTATTTTTTCTTTAGAAATCTTATCGATAAGATTGACAAGTTTTTCATCAGACAAATCCTTATAAAACTTATTTACCATAGGTTCCAAAGAAACATAACAAGAATCTGTATCAGAATAAAAAGACCAATCGTAATCATCAATTTTAAATAATTTACTAAGATCTCTATTCAATCCTTCACCGACCGTTTTAATTATATATTGTCCAGTCAAAGTAATAGCTCTTGCATTTTCTAATTCAAAATACCTACAGTAAGCATTTCCAATCGCCCCATAGAGACTATTAAGACCAATTTTAAACGCCATTTGTTCATTATTAAATTTAGATATTTCATTAACAAGACGTTTGTATTCTTTTTGTTCATCAATATCAGAATCAAATTTAATTTTCTTTAATTTTTCCAACTGTTTTTCTGCTTCAATCATACTATTTTTAGCAGATCTTCTTTTTGCCATGTAAATATCAATAAGTTCTGGAAGCAACCCTTTCTTATCTCTTTTATACATAGCTCCATTAGCAGCAGTAGCATATTCTTCTGATATCTCACATTTCTTACCCATTAACCCAGATACAGAAATTGATGTATCAACACCCATATAAGTTTCTGGAGAAATATTCCATGTCTGCATAATACTAGGATAAAGTGAAGTTGCATCAAAACTAACAACCCAATTGTATAATCCAGGAACTGGTTCTTTTACAAATGCGCCTTCAAATTGTTCTGATTTAGAACCAGATGCTTTTTTAGGTATTACAATGTTCTGATGTTTTAAATGATTATAAATGATTGAATCCCACATTCTAATTTGTGAGAATACATCATTATAATTTATTTTTGCCAAATATGACATTGTTAAACAAAGTTCAATTAACTTTAATTTCTCTTCAAGTTCAATAACTCGAATCGTATCAATGATGTTATAATCAATGAACTTATCAAATCCTTTAGTGTAAAATTCTTTAAATGTAGCAAATTCACTATGATCTAATTTACCTTTACCCAATTCAACTTGACAAATATAATCTAAAGAATACATTTCTCTTTTAACATATGTAAATTTGAGATATAGTTGCATAAAATCCAAACAACTAACTCCAGCAATATCATAAACAATATCATCTTTACCAAACTTACCTTTTATTTTTCTAGAAGAAACCATTTTCCATGGACTTAATCGTTTAGCATGATCATCTCCCATAACATTCGATATTCTATTAATCAAATATGGTATATCAAAACCATCAATATTCCAACCAGAAACGATATCAATACCAATACGATTCCAATGATCAAGAAATTGATTTAATAACGAATACTCATCTTGGCATAAAATAATTTCAGCATTATCATCATTTGTCCCATTGTAATCTCTTGATGTGAATGTTGTGACTTTTTTTGTAGACAATTCAGTCATAGAAATTAAAAGAATTTCTTCTGGTGCTGTTAATTTATGAGACACAGCATTTACATTTTCAGAAGCAGTTTCAATATCTAAGATATGAATTGAAATTTTATTTATATCCCAATCTACATTAGATTGGAACTTATCTGAAATGTATTGTACATCAAATCCAATATCACCATAAATATCGAAATTATCAACTTCTTCATATCGTTTTATGAAATCTCTTGTTTCTTTGATACATCCAGGTTCAATTTCATCTACATACTTTCCATCCAAAGTTTTAAAATTCGATTGTTTATTAGAAGGAACATAAACCTTTGGGCTATATTCATATTTAAATCTGATCTGTTGGCCCGAGTCATCAACACCCCTATAACAAATATTATTTCCAATAACTCTTACATTTGTGTAGAAGGAAGAACCTTCACTTTCCATATATCAACTCCTATCAATTATCATATTTAGAATTATTTTTAAATAATAATTTTTGGAGCAGGTGCCGATATAATTCCGAAAATTGAATTATATTGTTCTAAGAATTGTTCATCAATATCAATAAAAAATGAAATTAAATTTGTATTAAATGTAATTTTACCTTCTGTATTTTGTTGAGCATATTGTGGGAATGGTGCAAATGCATAGGATTGCTCTTCTGGATTACTTCTTTTAGGCACAATAACTAATTGTATGGCATTTTTATAAACATCACCTGTTTTGTTTGTTTCCACAAATTCCGCAATAACATCTTCACCACTAATTGTTCTAAACATTCTAATATCTGTCATGATTTTTCCTTTATTGTATTTAAGATTATATTATACTATACATTAGCTCTTTCGTCAATGTATTTTATAATCTCAACTCCACACATTTTTAAAAATTTTATTCCTTCTGTTGAACGATATTCGTGTTTATAATATACAGTTTTAATTCCAGCACTATAAATTATTTTACTACATTGAATGCAAGGAGAATGCGTGCAAAACATTATCGCACCAACTCCAGATTCAGTTGAACTCGCTAATCTTGAGATTGAATTTGCTTCAGAATGTATTACTTCATCATATGTTTTTAAACCCTTCCAAAAATAAATCCCATCTATTGGGGTATATTTTTGCTTTTCTTCGGTTGTAGAATTGAAATATTCAGCATCAGAAAGAAATGAAACTTTCTCGCATATATTTGAATTCCATCCTGCAGGTAATCCATTATATCCACAAGAAATTATTCTATCATCTTTTACAATAACAGAACCAACTTTTAATTTTTTAGCATGAGAGAGATTTGCAGTTAATTCTGCAACAGACATAAAATAGTCAATAAATTTTTGTTTCATAAAAAATCCTAAATTAAAAATTTATTATACTATAAAAGTGATAAAACGGCAAGGTTTAATTTGCCGTTTTATTTAGAACATTAAACCTATATAATTTCAAAAGTTTTTGGTTTTTGGCTTTCTGGAATTACATTTTTTAAATGTATAGATAACATACCTTCAGACAATTTTACTTCAGAAACTTCAACAGTATCTGCAAGAGTAAATTCTCTTTTGAAATTCCTTTGCGAAATTCCTTTATAAAGATATTCGGGATATTTTTCTTTTTTATCCAATAAAGAATCTAATGAATAATCATCAGGTCTTATTGATCCATCCACAAATAATCTTCCAGAATCTAATGTTACAGAAATATCATCTTTCGTATAACCAGCAACAGCCAATTTAATAACAAAAGCATCATCAGATGTTTTAATTATATCATAGGGAGGGAAATTTGTTTTTGGACTTTCTAATTCTTTGATTCTACGAAATAGATCATCAAAACCTATTAACGCAGTATTGTGAATTGTTCTAAATTGTTCTAATTGTGTCATTTTAGTCTCCTTTAAAAAGCAAGATTTTATTTAAAAATTCTTAAACCCCCGAAGCAGGCTTAAGCTTTGTAGGAACACCCTACAAATTCTATTTAGGTATTTGGTCCAATCTTCATTGCTTTAGACTTACAGCTTGAAATATCATTTTGTGTAAGAATAAAAGCAGCAATATTATTAAATTGTTGCAATGCAGTATTTATTTCTTGGATGGTTGGAGAAGCTCCAGATAAAAGACCTCCAGCTTGAGCAACAACACCAGCAACACCCGCATTAATTGTATTAACAACTTGTTGAGCCTTAAGATATGCAACTCTTAAAGAATTAATTTGACTTTGTGTAAATTCTCCAACAGGAGCAATAGAAGCTGAATACCAAGCATCATATGCTTGTTGCGCTAAATTAATATTATAAGATTTATCATTATTTAATGATGACATTGCTAATGCTTGAACGGTCCCATTGACCGCATTTGGTACCAAAGAATTTAATTCGTTTTGTACAGAAATCATTTCACTTAATGCTGTTTCAGTTATCGAATCAATACCATAATTAACAGCTCCAACAACTTGTGCAGCAGCAGAATCAACAATACCTTCCGCTAAATCATCAATACTTGAAGCCGACAACATGGTCAACATTCTCATTGTATTTTGAAGTTCCTTTGGAATCAAGGCTGATAATAATGCACGAAGGATTTTCATCCCTATAGGATTTAAATTATAAATTGCTGCAGTAGCTGCTGCACTTCCAGCAGTAAATGGATTTGCAGCTAACGACAACGCTAATTGAGATATACCAGCATAATGTGCATTTATATCATTCTCAGCTTGTTCTAACCTAGCTTGAAGACCCTTTAATTGCGAATTTAATTCATTATGACAAGGCATGATTAATTTCCAAATTTACTTTGATTTTATTTTGCCAATATTATATTTACTAACTAAATTATAATCAGATTTTTCTTTATAAGAAAGAATTTTTATTTGAGATATTGGAACTAATGGAGATTTACAAGAATCTGGATTTTGAATCTCAAGAAGTTCCCAATCTTGTAATAATTTTACAATTGTATTTCTTCTAGCAATATCATTTTCATCAATACTATGTAGTTTATTATCAAGAGCAAATAATTCTTTAAAATGAATTACAACATATCTGCCTTGTTTATGTAATATATGACAAGACTGATACAATGAATTATCTTTTTTTGATAAAACACCAATTCTTGATAACGTTTCTTTTATTTTTAAAAAATTTTCTTCATCAATGAAGACCTCAACCCCAAATCCATTAAAAATATCACTCATAATATAGCTCCATAAATCCTTATGTTTTAAAATAAAAGTATTTATAAAACATAAAATGTTGCTATTCCCTACCACCTTTATCAACAATTTTAGCTATATGTCCTAATTGTTCTGTTGTCAGTATTCTCAAAGCTTCTTTTGCCTTCTCAGAAGAAAATCCAAAGTATTCTTTCACATTTAATAGGTCTTTTGATTCTGTAGATTTAAACCACTTTTGATACGGACGTTTCTGCGCTCGTAAAGCATAATAATAAAAATCATATTGCATCTTATTATCAAGACTTGGATATTGATTCATCTCATTTACATATAATACACAATCAGTATGTTGCGATAATGCCATATTAACAATATAAGGTTTATATTCTTTTTCGTTATCTTCATTAAGGATATAATTCTTTTTTTGCAATATACCTGGAAGCAAATCCTTAAATAAATCCATTATTGATATTCCAATTCTATCATCATTTCAGTAAACAATGCTAACGTATTAATTTGCTGATCAGCAACGAAAGCGTTTTGATATTGATATTTTGCTATCAATAAAACTAATTGTGGAATTGAATTTGGTTTTAACAATTCATAAGAATTATCATACAATTTTCTGAAAAGTGTTACAGAATCAATATCGTCATTATCAGATAACCATTTTCTAGTATCTGCAAAATTCTTTTCTTTTAACGCTGTAATTAAAGGTGTTAATTGAATATCGGAAACTTGAGACAATAAACCTACATCAATTGTTCCACCCATCGCATAACGTTGTAATTCATTAAGGATTCTACGGTTATCTGGATAATATTTAGAAATAACTTGAGCTACAACTTCTTTATTATATTCTATCTTTTCTTCACCTAAAATCCAACAAACTCGTTTAAAAAACTGAGCCATCAATTTAGGTTTATCTTCCTTTGATATTTTCACATCAATAACAGAACATCTTGAATGTAATGGTTCAATAATTCTATTTTTATAATTGCATGTGAAAATAAAAGAACAATTAATAGAAAATTCTTCTATAGCGTTACGCAATGCTGGTTGTAACGAATTTGCATTAAGATAATCCGCCTCATCAATAATTACAACCTTTCTCCCTCCACTCAAAGAAACTGAAGAAGCATAATTTTTAATTTTCCCACGAAGAACATCAATACCATTTTCATCAGATCCATTAATAATTATGTAATCACAACCAACTTCTTCACAAAGAGCTTTTGCAAGTGTTGTTTTACCAGAACCTTGAGAACCAGAAATCAACAGATTTGGGATTTTATCTTGGTTAACAAATTCTTGAAATGATGTTTTGATTGATTCAGGAAGAATACAATCTGCAATTTTATTTGGTCTGTATTTTTGAGCCCACAGAATCTCTTCTCTTACCATATTATATATCTCACATAAAAAAGCCTCACCAATTTCTCAGCGAGGCAAAAATCATAATTTAATTACTAAATAAAGCAGAATATAGTGATTGGAATTCGTTGTCTTCAACAACTACTTCAGAAAAGCATTGTTTATGATAAACTTTAGCAAATCTATTAATCATTTTTTTAGGAACTTTAGTTTCATCAAAAACGGAAGCGACAATATCTTTAATCGCTTCCTTTTCAATATCCATCCTAGACAGATGGACAGATATTTCTTTAATACCTTCACGAAGAGTTTGTGATTGGTTATCGTCTAATGTTCCAAATACTGTTTCAATACTAATTTTATTACTCATAATATATTTCCTAATTTTATTGTTCAATCAATGTTACATCAATGCTATCTGGATAAACCAAAACTGAAGCTGGATCAACAACACTTTTAAATGCTTCAGTCACAGCAGACAAATATTCTTGCGCTTTTTCATATGATAAATCGCCAATATCAACACTAACTAATAATTTATGTTTTTCAGTTAATTGTTGCGAATCTAAAACTTTTATACTATTTTCAGACAATTCAATTGTTTGCAAATTACCCTCCAAATTTACTTGATGTTTCTAATGTAATGTAATATTTAATTTCATTAGTTATTGAAGTCCATGTTGAAATACCTTTAGAACTAATTTCAACAGAATATGAATCAGGAATAACTTTTAAATTTTCAGTTTTATAAACTAATTTAAACACATTTCCTTCTGGATCCACATCACTCATTTCTAATGAGTTTGTATGACCTGCATCATTACTCTCATCAAATGTCACTAATGATACAGTTGTACCGTCTGATTCAACAGCTAAATGTGGTGCACCAATAACAGACGCTGTTTTAATAACCCATTCTAGATCTTCTTTTGAGAATGTAAATTTAACATCAACAACTGGAAGTTTGGGACGTTTATCTGGAGCAACTACAATCATTGATGGATCAGTAATACGGTATTTAATTTTTGACCTACCATTCAAACCTTTGATAATTACATGATTTTGATCAAATTCTAATTCAGAGCCATCTTTAAATAATGATGTCACAGATAAAAAATTATTTAAATCGTAAATACCAAAATCTTGTGGTATAGTTTCTGTAATTGTTGCATCAACAAGAATATTCTTTTGTGGACTCATAGTTGAGATGACAGAACCTTTTTTAAAGAATAATGATTGATTAATATGTGCGAAGTTTTTTAGAATCGCATTTGTTTCTGGTGATATTTTCATTTTATTTCCTCATGTTAAAATTTTAAATCAGATATAATTATAACTTATAATTAAGATTTTGTCAAGTATTTTATTTGGTGCACCGACCTGGGATTTGAACCCAGAACCTATCCGTTATGAGCGGAGAGCTCTAACCAATTGAGCTAGTGGTGCGAAAATGGCGGAAGAGGTGGGATTCGAACCCACGGAGGGGTATTAACCCTCGACAGTTTTCAAGACTGCTGTCTTAAACCACTCAACCACTCTTCCAAACTGGTCTCTCTGCTTCGATTTGAACGAAGGACAATGCGCCCCAAACGCATCATGTTACCAGACTACACTACAGAGAGATAAACTAAGTGAGGAACGATGGGATTCGAACCCATGCTTAAATGTTATTTCTAACAAACTGCTCTACCATTGAGCTACCATCCTCAAAACAAGGGGGAGATATCACAGACTTTTACTGCACCACTATTCAAAGTGTATCTCCCGACCTTTGAAGTGTTTTCTTTCAAGATTTTACCTTGTAATTTATTTAAATGAGCAGTGCTCTTAGGGAGGGACTCGAACCCCCATAACATTTCTGTATACGTTTGATTAACAGTCAAATCTCTTACCATTAGAGTACCTAAGAGCACTGCTCACTTTTCACTATTCTACCTGTTCAACAATTTTTGTTCTAAATCTTCTTTTGAACCATTATTGTCAATTATATAGTCAATACCTTTATTACCTATCCAACCCCATTCCGATTTATGTATATC